AACTTGATACGGCAATACGCTCGGCAAAAAGGGAATTAAAAGAAAACGAACACAGTTTTGAGTATGAAATAACCCTCGACTGAGCAGCCGAGGGCAAAGCTTAAACAGCTTCTATTTCATCATAGTCATATTCAACCATTTTAGAGGAAGTAATGTATACATATCACAAAAATCAATCAATTAAATGTTTTTTGGGTCGTATTTCTTTAATCGATGCAGTAATTTCAATGTCCCGCGAGGCGGCTTTGAAACGTTGGAAATGTAATAGTCAACGGCGAAATACATAATAGATAACTCTTCATCTGTAAAGAAAGTCAACGGCGAAATTGAGTTTAGTTTTACAGAGGAAGAAGAAATAAGCGAATTATGTTTTTCTAAAGGCATTAACGGAGCAGCGTTGTTTTTGTATAGTGTTAAGGCTGAAATTATTATAGCTGTTTCGTTGTTTGAAAATACGCTTTTCATGTATTCACCTCCTTTCCGCTTTTATTGTAGCAGAGGGGAGAGAGAAAAACAACATAAGGAGGAAAAAAGATGCTTGATAAAAGTAGCTACGAAGAATTAAAAAACGCCTTGTTTGAACAGACACACAAGTGCAAACAGTTGGCTGAGAGGTATTACAGCGAAGCCGAAGACTGTGACTGGGAGTTTAACCGAAACGCGCGGTTGCAGGGCGCAAGGTACATGGAAGGAATTGCGGACGCGCTTGAAGACATTATTATTAACTGCGATCTCGCGGATGAATTTATTGATTATGATCGAACGAGAATTAAGGATTGCAGGGAATGACAGCGAAATCCGGATGAACAAACAACTGCACCGTTTGAGCGAGGCGGTATGCCTCGGATACTAAGTTCCTCTCTTTATAGGCGAACGGCGGCCACGGGAGCGGCTGCCGCTTCGTTCAAGCGGTGCAAAGACGGTAATATTTTTTAAAACGCGCATATGAATTATGGAGGTGATTTTTTGGCAAGACAGAAGCTCCGGGTGGAGACATTTATTGAAGTAAGTGAAGACGAGGTTATTCCGTGGTACACGGTTTATGAGGACGGGCATGTGGAGTGGTTCTTGCCTGAGGAAGAAGCTGAAAAGTACCGGAATAAGATGATAGAAAACATGGGTAAACGCATGAGCGAATACTATAGTCAGGAACAAACATGAGCAGGAAGAAAAAGATTAAGCTTTGGGATTACCCGAAAGTGGGCTTGACCGTTGAGCAGAGAAAGAAAAACTGCATGAGAAAGGGCGTGCTTTGCGGTCACAGGCGGCCGCTTGGAAGCAACAACGCTTATTCAAGCTGCATGTACATTTTAGACACCGGGGAGCGCCGGGGCTGTGATGAAGGCAAGAACTGCAAGCGGTACACGGATGAAGCGTGTTTTGAGATTGCAGATGAATTTTATATTTCATAAGGAGGAAATTTTGAAGGCAAGGAGACAGTTGCCTGTTGAAATCCGAAAACAAATTAAGCTTGAAAGCGAGAGGTATTGGCGCGAGATTGAACCTGTGAAGCGCGTTGAAATGGCGCAAAGGTGCTTAAAGGTGTTCCTTTATGTGCTGAACAGAGATTACGGATTCGGTCAAAAGCGGTTAAAGGCATTTTATAAAAAATGCGGAGAGTTTCTTGCCAAGGCGGATGACGACGAGGTCTTTTGGGAACGGATTGACAGAGTAATTATTGACGGCTACGGATTTGACGAGCTTGGGCGCGATTTCACGGAACGCGGCAAGGCTGTTAGAGTATATGAACAACATAAGGAGGACAAGAAAAATGAAAACTGAGGAGAGAATTGTTGCCGAGTTCGGCGGCGGTAAGATTAAGACGGCGTTTATTAATGTGTCGGACAAGCATTTGAACGACGCTATCAGAGAGCTGAAGCTTGAACAGATTAAGCGCAGAGAAAAGGGCGCGCAGGTCAGACAGCGCAGTAAGCTTAAGCGGTTTATGCGCAGGCTGTGGTTTACGCTGCGTTACCGCAGGGAACACAAAAGCAAAAGAGAGACAGAGGCAGTCAGAACGATAGGGTTACTTCCGGAGAAGGTTTATGCTTCATAGAAAGAACGAAATCATACATATGGTCAACCTTGCTTTAACCGGCAAGGTTGACGCACGTGTTTTATACACGCTTGAAGAAGATGACGCGCTTTACGCGGTGATGATGTACAGCCTTGGGGCAAGCGTTATGTCGGGCGGCATGAGCAAGGAGACCGCAAGCAGGTTTATTTATAAAGCTACATCAGGTTATGATTTGCTGTGCAGAAGGTTTAATTTTTGGAAGACGATTGGGCAGAGGATTAAGGACAACCGAAAGCTGTACAGCGTGGAGTGTTCGGAAGTAAGCCGCGAGCTGAACAAAGAACAGCCGGACGCGGAGAAGGTGCTGAGGTCGCTTATTAAATGTTTAGATTTGCTGACAGGCGACGACGTTTATTTGAAAATGCTTGAAAAGGCTTTTGACAACGCCGAATTTGAAAAGGAATGTCAGGCGGCGGTTATTAAGCACGGCGACGAGCTTGAAGCAAGATTTGAGGGCAGGATTAAGTGTGAAGATTACATACACCTGCTTGAAGATTTTTACAAAGCGTGTGTGGACGACGGCGTTGCGGAGTGCCGCGCGGACTTTGGCGAACAACCTGAGCTGAAGGTTGAGAAAGCGGAAAACCCGGAAGCTGTGGCGGACAGGCTGAGGTATTTATATGGCGGTTAAAGACGCGGAATGCGCGAACTGCGGATTATATAAGCGGTGTCCCAGCAGGAGCAGGGGCTACGCGTGTTTGAAATGGAGGAAAAATGAAATTGAGACAAAAGCCGGTGACGGTTCTGCATTATACGGCGGCGGGAAAAGGGAGAACATCACCGATAGAGAGAAAAATTGACGGCGCAAGGATTTTGGAGGAGCTTGAAGGACTTGGGCTGAACTGCGGAGAAATTAAAAGCCGTGTGTGCAGTAACGGTAATGTTTTGATGTACTATAACGACCTGAAGGACAGAAAGACGACGCTGAGCATTAACGGTAAGAATTACTGCGGCGACGTTGTGTTTGTGGGAATGAACCGCGCTGAGGTTACGGACTTAACAAGAGCAAGAATAAGAGCAATTAAGCTTGTTGTAAAGAGAGGATAGAAAAATGACATCAAAAAGAAGAATTATAAGAAAACAGGAGCTTGAAATTGAACGCCTTACCTGTGAGAACGTCGCTTTGAAAAGCAAGTGCAAAAATTACGGCGAAGAGATTAAGCAGCTTGCGCAGTTGAGCAGCCGGCAATCGGACGAGATTTTGAAGTACGAGAAGCTTTTAAAAGATAATGCTTCGCTTAACGGGATGGTGCAGTATCAGGCGCGCCGGCTTTTGCAATACAGGGAGAAGGTCGCGCAGGAGCACGCGGAGATTGACAGGCTTAACGGAATTATTGAAAATCTGAAAGAGCAGTGCAGTGACATGCACCGGCTTAAGCGTGAACGGCTTGTGTACAAGGATAGATGCAGAAAGCTTGAAAGAACGCTTGCGCATAACGATTTGTACATTCAGCATTTAATTGACGGCTCGGAAAACATAAAGGGACGCTGCGAGAATGTGGAGCGCAATTACATTGAATTAAACCAAACCTTGATTAACTACAGCAATGCGGTGACAAATTTGATTAACAGCGGCAAGCTGACGCCGGGCGGGAGCGAGCCGGAAAGAGAGGTGAGCGCAGATGAAACAGCTTGTAATGATTCCGGTGAAGCTGATACAACCACATCCAAATAATCCGCGCAAGGATTTGGGCGATTTGACGGAGCTTACAGAGAGCATTAAGAAGAACGGCATTATGCAGAATTTGACTGTTGTTGAAAACGAAGGCAGCGGCTACACCGTGGTAATCGGGCACAGAAGGCTTGCGGCGGCAAAGGCGGCAGGCGTTGCCGAGGTTCCGTGCGCGGTTGCGGAGCTTGACGAGGGAGAACAGCTTGCGACAATGCTGCTTGAAAACATGCAGCGGCAGGACTTGACCGTGTATGAACAGGCTGAGGGCATACAGCTGCTGCTTGATTTAAGTTTTTCGGTGGCGGACATCGCGGAAAAGACGGGATTCAGCGAGAGCACTGTGCGCCGCCGCGCAAAGCTTTTGAGCCTTGACCGCGCAAAGTTTAAGGCGAGCCAGGCGCGTCAGGTGAGTCTGACGGATTACGAAAGCCTGTTTAAAATTGAGGACGAGGGCAGGCGGAACGCGCTGCTTGACATGCTTGGAACCCCTGATTTTAACAACGCGTACAAAATTGCGCTTTCAAAGGAAAGCTTTGAACGGAATTTTGCAGCGTTTAAGCAGGAGCTTGTCGAGCACGGTGTGAAGATATTAAGCGGTTCGGATATTCCGCATAAGCTTGGATACTTATATTTTGACTACGTAACGGTTTCGAACAAAAAGCCGGAGCTGAGGCTGACCGAGGGCGAATTTGCCGTAAAAATAATGGCTTGGGAAGACGGCGCAGGAGTTACGGTATACCGCAAGGACGACATGCAGAACAGCGGCAGGAGCGATGCGGCGGAGAAAAAGAGAGAGGAAAAGCTGATTAAAGACAGGCAGTTTTTCACGGAAGCTCAGGAAATTAATGAGAGAATTACGAGCCTGAGAAAAGATTTTATTGACGGATTTTCACTTAAAGGAAGGAAAACAAACCGGACAAACCGTGAGGACAGGATTATTAAGGCGTTGCTTGAAAATCTTTGTGAAACGGAATACAGCCCGGATGTTCTTCTTTATGACAAAGAGAATTTTCCTGTTAATTTTGAGCGTGTTTATGAGAGCGACGGCGGTCTTAAGATAATGCTTTCGCTTTTGGAAGAAATGATGGGCGGCGGATATATAAACGTTCACAACAGAAACCGCGCCGTTTTGGAAAAAGAAAACGTGGCGGACTTGAACCGGTGGTACTACATATTGACGCTCATAGGCTATGAGCCTTGCGAGGAAGAGAAGAAGCTTAGAGACGGAACACACGAAATTTACACTAAATATAAAGATTAATCCACGGCACCGCACCTCTGCCGTTCACACACAATTTCACAGGCTGCTTGTTAACAAATTAATAAATCCCCGGTGCGGCGGGGCGGAGGTGGTCTTTTGAGCGGACAGAGCTTTTTTTTAGGATTAACTGTAGGACTTTTTACAGGCGCTGCGATCGGCGTGATTGTGATGTGCTTTTTGAATATTGGAGGTGATGATTAATAGCAAGTTGTAAGGATTGTTTACACGTTGAGGTGTGTCAAAAGACGAGAATAATGAACCCGACGCATAACTACGCCTTAGAGTGCAACGACTTCAAAGACCGCTCCCGGTTCGTGGAACTGCCCAATGACTTCCCAAAAGGAAGATTAACGACGAACAAGCCATTAGGCAATTTCGACGCGCTGATGAATTATGCCTATGCAAAAGATGGTAATGTTTTAATTCGATACGCAAACAACCAAGAAAATATGGATTTGTGCGACTATATTGCGCATCACGCAAAATGCGATTGCGCTATAAATGCGCAGGAAGTGCTTGACGGTGCCTGTTTGGAATGTGATGACTTTTATTGTCCTCTTGGACGTGCATACTTTGCTTCAGTGCAAGCGGCAGAATTAAGAGAACGCTTGAAAATGTATGAGGATTTAGCCGAACAGGCATTGAAGGAGCGTGAAAGCGGTGCGTAAAGAAATGACAATCACCCAAGCCGTTATCATCATCGACCGATTGAACACAACCGAACGGATTAACGTTGACCGTGTGGAGCTGGCGGAGGCGGTCCGGGTGGTGTCGGCAGCGGCAAAGTACAGGATTCCACGAAAACCCGATGAATCTCTAATTTATTGGGATAGATACCATGATATATGCCCGTCATGCAGATTCGCAATTACAAATGTAGCGCAACAGTTTTGTAACAATTGCGGACAAGCTTTAGATTGGGGGAAAAATTAATGAGAGCAGAATACATTTTCCCAACGGCATTGATAGTTCTGAACATCGGCGCGGCGGTTCTTTGCGCCGTAAACCGAGATTATCAAAAAGCAGTCTATTGGGTGGCGGCGGCGGTGCTTAACGCCTGCGTTACGTTTTAGGAGGTGAGAGTGTATGTTCATTCCTTCGGGAGCGATTACATTATATATGAAAATCAAAGGGATTGTTGAACGGAGATTTTCAGACAGAAGCAAGCGACCGTTTGTTGAAATTAAAAAAGCGAGAAGTCACGGCAAGACGTATTTACACGCAACAATAAGAACACAGGGGAGCGTGACTGAAAAAGGGGTTGCTATGGACGACATTGACGGATTAAAAAGACTTGCGGAAGAGATTGCGGAGCTTTAGCAGCGGCATTGAAAAGCAGAGAAGTTCAAAGCTAAGGCATAGCGACGGTATGCGAAGCAACGGCTATGCAGTGCGAAGCAGCGGCATGGCAGGGCGCAGCGCGGCATTGAAGATAACATAAGGAGAGAAAAACATGACAAAAACAAACAAAGCAAAGGAAAACGGAACCGTTAAGGCGGTTGCAGAAGCAAGGGACGATAAAAGACAGAATATTTTTGACAAGCTTGGAGCTACTGAACTGAGGGTGCGGCTGACATTCACCGAAGAGGTGCTTGGAACCGCGCCGAACGACCCGGAGATTCACGACAACTACATAGCGAGCCTTGCGCCGGACGCGCTGAGCCGCAAAGAAGAGATTGAGGCTATAGGCGAGGGAGAGTACGCCGAACGTCAGATGACTGTGTTTTCTAAGACAGAGGACTTAAAGCCGTTTTTATGGGATTATCAGATTAAGGGATTTTTTAAAGACGCTTGCAAGAGCCTGAGAAAAGCCGGAAGCTCAGAGTCGGCAAAGGTGACTTCGTTTAAGACGGTTATTGACGGTGATGTGTTTATTAAGGAAAGGAAAATTCTTTTTCAAAACTATAAACGGATAGGCGAGTGCCAGCGTTCGCTTAGAGCGGACACTCCGCAGGGTCCGAGGGTGGCTTTGGCGCACAGTGAAACAGTGCCGGAGGGGAGCTTTATTGAGTTTTCAATAATGATTCTTCCGGTTGAAAAGAAAAAGTATGACATTGTTGAGGCAGTTAAGGAATGGCTTGATTACGGCGCGGTGCGCGGCTTGGGTCAGTGGCGCAACAGCGGCAAGGGAACTTTTGACTGGCAGGAGATAGGCTGAGGCATTGCTTGGACATGAAATGCATGGCAGAGGCATTGTGGAGCTATGATAAGCAAAGGAATAGCAAGGCGGAGAGTGGCAAGGGCATTGTGAGGCCTTGATTCGCAACGGAAGTGCAAGGCGGAGAGTGGCAAGGGCAAGGCATGGCATGAAATTGCGATGGCAAAGAGGAGCAGTGATACGCATTGCAAAGACATGGCGTTGCGGGGCGGAACAGAGCAGCGGCAGAGCAATGATACGTTAAGCAATGCGAAGGTATAGCTCAGCATGGCTGAGGCACTGCTTTGATACGCAAAGGCTAAGCATGGCTTAGAAAAGCGGTGCAACGCATTGATACGCAACGGAATAGCAAGGCTTTGATTCGCAACGGAATAGCAAGGCAGAGAGTGGCAAGGGCAGGGCAGGGTATGGCAAAGCACAGATACGCAAAGGCAAAGCATAGCTTAGAATAGCGGTGCAGCGGCATTGATACGCACCGTTTTGAATTGCGGCGGCTATGATTAGCTATGTAATGTGTTGACGAAAAACAGGGAAAACAAAGGGGTGAAATTCCCCTTTGACTTTCCTGCTAAAACGATTACTTAAGTGGACACGGACAAGAAAAGGGTTTACAATAAAAGGTTATAGTGATGTATACATACAAGCGAGTGATAAGAACTCCGAATTCGATTGAGGTCGAATATTATAAATCTATCAAAAAGGTAGGCAAAAATTACGGCGGCCGGCAGCCGAGGAGAGCAAAGAGCGACACAAAGCAAAAGCTTGCCAACAAGATAAGAACCATAATGAAGTGGGAGAGAATGATTGACTGCAACTTTTGTGAGAACGACTACTTTTGCAGATTTTCAGCGCCGTTCGGAACCTTTGACAACGAGGAAGCCTTTATGCGCTGCGTGAACAACTGGTTCAAGAGAATAAAGAGAAGGTGCGGCAAGCAGGGAATTGAGTTTAAGTACATCGGATACAGAGAGTGCGGCAAGCTGGGTAAGAACTGGCACCTGCACATTATTTTAAGCGAGGAAGTAACGAAGGTAGCGAGGGAATGCTGGGAGTACAAGAACGGCGGAATTAACCTGAGTCCGCTGTACGCCAATCATGAATACAAAAAGCTTGCCGAGTACATCAGGAAGGATGTTCAGGGCGAGAAGCGAATGATGACAAGCCGGAATTTAAAGAAGCCGGAGATTGAGGTTAAGGAAGCAAAGAAGCGCGAGGTAAGAAAGCTCGAGCGCGGCGAGGTGATTGAGCCGCCAAAGGGCTGGTATTTGCAGAAGGACGACGCGGAGTATTTGATTAACGACGTGACCGGGGCAAGCTGGTATTTTAAATTCAGGCCGTTAGCCTTTCCCGGCAGGCACAATTAAAGATTTTTAATTAAGCTGTCGAAGGACGGCTTTTTGAGGTTGGTATATGCAAAGGATTGCAAGTAGAATTAAATGCCCTTATTTCAGAAACATAGCACGTAACCGGATTATATGTGAAGGCATCACAGACAGGGTAGAGTTTACACCGATGCCGTTTAAAAACAGAGAGGAAATGAACGATTATATTGAGGACTTCTGCTCCTGCGGCTGCTGGAGAAGCTGTCCGCTTGCCGAGATGATAGAGAAGAAGTACGAATGAAAAATGATATCATGATATCTTTCAATTTTTCAAAAACATAATATGCGAAAATTTAAAAATTTTTATGCCTGCAGCGGAAATGACAAAAACCGCCGCAGGCTTTTTTTGATTTTAATAACAAAGTTATTAACGGCGGAAATGCTGCGGAAACGGCGTGGAAACGGTTTGCGCGAGAGAGAGGGGCGGCGGTGGGAATTTCTCCGTGCGCTGCGCTTAGTCGAAATGACGTAATACGGCGGTGGTATGTAGACGCAAAGAGGAAAAGATTTTTTGTAAAATTAAAACAAAAGGGTGAGGTCGCGCAGATGAACGCAGAGAAGAAACAAGAGCCGGATTGGGCGGCGATTAGAGGAGAGTTTTTGAATTCAAGCTTGACGCTGAGGGAGATTTCGGAAAAATACGGAGTCGCGCTTGGCACGGTTCAGAAGCAGAGCGCAAAGGGAAAATGGAGCGAGAAGCGAAAGAAGCTTAGGGCTGACAAGGCTGAGAAGGTGAGCGAGAAGCTTCACGACCGAGACGTTAAACAGACGGTTAAGGACATTGAGCGCGTGTGCAAGGCTGCCGGGAAGCTGATTAACCAAGTTAACAAGGCAATAGCGCAGGTTGGCAAGGGCGTATATGTGAGTCATGACAGAAAAAGCGTGACCGTGAGCGAGGTGAAAAACACCGACGGAAGCGAAACAATTGACCAGACGACCAAGCGCGAAATGAAGGTTAAACGGTATGACACGCTGATTGACACCAAGAAATTAAGCGAGATAAGCAAAACGCTGCTGAACATAAAGGCGGTGCTGACGGGCGACGACGGCACGGCGGACGATATTGAGAGCAGCGGCATTATTGAGATATGCGGACAGGATTTGATTGACGGACATGAGGACGAACAAGAGGGTGATTTGGACGCCGCAGCCGAAACAGGCGTTAATGCTGCGGAGAGCTGAGGACGAGGGCTTCTACGGCGGCGCGGCAGGCGGCGGAAAAAGCGATTATTTGCTGATTGAAGCGTTGAGGCAGGTTGAAAAGAGAGATTACAGAGGTCTTATTTTGCGTAAGACGGTGCCTGAGCTTGAACAGCTGCTCGAGCGTGCCGAGGTTTACTATCACGGGGCGTATCCGAACGTTAAATTTAACTCGACCTTCCACACATTTACCTTTCCGAGCGGCGCGAAAATCCGCTTTGGTTCGCTTCACCGAACGCCGGAGCGGACGAAGTACCAGGGAAAACAGTACGAGTTTATCGGTTTTGACGAATTAACACACTTTAACTACAGCGAATACAGCTACTTAAAATCGAGAAACAGAGCGAACGCGCCGGGAATGAAGGTGTATATGCGCTCGACCGGAAACCCGGGCGGCATTGGTCACGGCTGGGTTAAGAACTATTTTGTGAGAGCAGGAGAGCCGGGCAAGACCGTTTGGCAAAAGGACGAGGTGACGATGCCCGACGGAAAAGTTCAGACCTTTTGGAGCTCGAAGATATTTATTCCGTCAAAAGTGTATGATAACAAAATCCTGCTTGAAAACGACTTTGAGTATTTAAAAAGGCTTGCCGCGCTGCCGGAGGCTGAGCGCAGGGCGCTGCTTGACGGTGACTGGAATATATTTGCAGGGCAGGTGTTCACGGAATTTGAGGACGTGCCCGAAAACTACGGAACAAGACAGTGGACGCACGTTATTGAGCCGTTTAAGGTTCCAAAGGGCTGGAAGGTTATCAGGAGTATGGACTGGGGATACACTAAACCGTTTTCGGTTGGCTGGCACGCGATTGATTTTGTTGGAAGGTATTACCGGATCCGCGAGTATTACGGCTGTCAGAAGGACAGACCCGACACGGGCATTGAAAAGAAGTCGGCTGAGGTTGCGAAGGACATAAGAATTATCGAGGCACAAGACCCGAATTTGGCAGGGCGCAGGATTCAGGGCGTTGCGGACCCCGCGATATTCACAAAAGAGAGCAACGGAACAAGCATTGCGGACACGTTTTTGAAACAGGGCATTGTGTTTGAACCGGGAAAGAATGACAGGATTGCGGGGAAAATGCAGTTTCACAACAGGCTTGCGTTTGATGAGGGCGGCGAGCCGATGTACTACGTTTTTAACACCTGCAGGGATTTTATAAGAACTATTCCCGATTTGGTGTACAGCGAAATTCATGTTGAGGACGTAGACACAAAGCAGGAAGACCACATTTATGACGAGGTGAGATACGCGATTATGATGAACGCTATCGCGCCGAGGTACAGCGTTAAACCGCCGCCGCCGGGGTATAATCCGCTTGACGTGGATTACGGCGTAATGAAAAGATATGTGAGGTAGATTATGAGCAGAACAAGGCAGATTACGGACAAGGACGGATTTCATATTCCGGTGAAAAGAGAAAGCTCTTTTGCGGAAAGGCAGCCGCCGCTGAGTGAACAGCTTGCGCGTGATGACGCTGCGCAGGCGCAGCAGGAAGAAGAAAACAGCAGCGGAAACGCAGCGGCAAAGCCTGTTGGCAAGGAGCAGGTTGCGAAAATGCGCGACAAGCTTAAGGACTACATAGCGAGCAAGGCGACATATGACGAGAGGTACAAGAACAACTTTGAGACTTACACCCTGCTTTACAACGAAAACAACCGCCTTAAAAGCGAGACGAAGGGCGATGAAAAAGAGGTTATTAAAAAGCGGCGCGGCGCACAGACCCTAAAGGTTATTTTAAACAAGCACGCGGACGCTATGGATAACTACCCCGAGGCGGTATGCTTGCCGAGAAGCAGGGACGACGAGAAAACGGCGAAGATTTTAAACGGCGTTATTCCGTGTGTTTTGGAGCGCAACAGGTTCAGACAGACATACAGCGACGCGCGAACAGATGAATTTGTGGGCGGTATGAGCATTGTAAGCGTTACATGGGACAGCGAACGCGAGGGCGGCTTGGGTGATGTTTGTATCAGGCGCGAAAACGTATTGAACATTTTTTGGGCTCCGTTTATCAACGACATTCAGGAAAGCCCGTACCTGTTTAACGTGAGCCTGCTTGACATTGACGAGGCAAAGGAGAAGTATCCGCAGCTTAAAGAGATTTCGGCGGAGGATTTGAGCCTTAAAGAGTTTTCAACCTACAACAACACCACCAAAAGCAACGACAAGGCGGCGGTTATTGACTGCTATTACAAGAAAAACGGCATGGTTCACTTGTGCAAGTTCTGCGGCGAGGAGCTGATTGAAGCGAGTGAAAACGACCCGGATAAATACCCGGACGGATACTATATTGACGGTAAATATCCGTTTTCGGCGCGGCCGTGCTTTAAGCTTCCGGACACGCCGTCGGGATTTGGATTTATTGACATTTGCCGCGCTCCGCAGGAATACCGAGATGAATTAAGGCGCGATATCTTAAAAAACATCAAAATCAATTCCAAGACAAGGAATTTGAAAAACAACAACGCGGCGGTAAACAGAGATGACTTGCTTGACCTTGACCAGGAAATGATTGATGTTGACGGCGTTGCGAGTTTGGATCAGGTTATAAGACCGCTTGAAACAAAGGACATCGCGCCCGGCGCGCTGAGCATGCTTGCGGCACTTGACGACGAGATGAAGGACACGACCGGAACAAACGACGCGTCAAACGGCGCAAGCGCGGCAGGCGTTACCAGCGGAAACGCCATAGCCGCCTTGCAGGAAGCCGGCGGAAAGATAAGCCGCGACATAAACCAGATGGATTATCTTTCTTTCACCGAAATCTGCGAAATGATTATAGAACGGCTCAGGCAGTTTTATACCCCGGGGCGATACTTCCGCATTGTTGACGAGGACAAAAAGACCGAGTATGTTGAGTTTGACGGTAACGCGCTGAGGGAGCAGAAAGTCGGCGTTGAAGGAAGCGAAGATGAATTTGTCCGCCTGCCGGTGTTTGACATCAAGGTTAAGGCGCAGAGGAGCAACCCGTTTACAACAGCGGCGAATAATGAAATGATGCTTAACATGTTTAGCATGGGCATGTTTAGCCCTCAGAGGGTGGACGAGGCACTTGTGGCACTTGAAGGCATGAGCTTTGAGGGCAAGGACAAGATGGTTGAAATGCTGAAAAACAACAAAACGCTGCTTGACGCGGTTAACGAGCTGAGTCAACAGCTTCAGATGTCAAACGCGATGATTAACGAGCAGAGCGCACAGGCAGCGGCATTGCTGCCGGGAGAAGCCGGAGCTGCGCAAGTGCCGGAGGGTGCTGAGATATGACAAGAATTTTGGTGAGCGGCAACGCAAAAAGGCTTGAAATTACCGTAAGCGGACATTGCAGGCAGCATGATGTGTGTGTTGCGGTAAGCGCGCTTGCAAACGCGCTGGTTCAGTTTACCGAGGACTACAGGGAGCGGTGCGCGGCGTTTGCGGCGGACGTTGTGAAGTACGAAAGCGGCGCGGTAAGCATTAGGGTGCTGTTTGGCGGCGCGGCGAACGTTATTAATTATTTGCAGGGAATTGAAGCGATTTTGACCGGCTTTAAGCTGTATGAAGCGAATTTTCCCGAAGAGGTAAAGTATGTAGACGCAAAAGTGTTTGAAGATATTTTATAATTAAATTAACCGCTGAGGGAGTTGTGACCCCGAGGCTGACACGGCGGAAAGACGTCAGTAAAGACACCCCGGAGAGACGGGCAGGAGGCATCTATGCGATTTTTTAAAATTATTTTGAACCTTTTTGACGGAGACGGCGGCGCAGGAGCCGCAGGAGAAGGAGGTTCGGGCGGTGAAGGCACAAAAGCCGCCATAAACGCGGAGGTTGCCGCAAGAGGAAGAAGCTTAGGGCTGAGTGATGACATGCTGCAGGTGTATAACGACGCTTTTGGAGCTAAGGACGACGGCGACGAAGAAGCAGAAGCAGAGAACGAAACAGAAACACAGGAAGACACCGAGGAAAAGATTGACAGCGAGTTTAAAGAGCTGATTGAGGGCAAGTACGCGAATTCGTACAAAAAGGCTATGAGCGCGGCTATTAAGGACAGGGTGAGCAAGGCTAACCGTGAAAGGGCTGATTTGCAAAAACAGCTTGACAGCGGCAACCGCATTTTGAAAATGCTTGAGGGTAAGTATGAGGGACTTGACCCGAACGACCCCGACGCGCTGTACAAGGCTGTGAGAGACGACGGCGACATTTGGCGCGAACGCGCGATTGAAACCGGCGGAAGCATTGAGGAAGCGGTTAACGCGTTTGACAACGCCCAAAAGCAGGAGAGCGAGCGCGAGGAGCTTGAACGCTACCGCAGGCAGGACAGGGCAAGACAGCTTGACCTGCATTTTCAGGAGCTTGCAAAGGAAGTGGTTAAGGACTATCCGGACTTTGACTTGCAGAGAGAGTTTGAAAACCGCAGGTTCACGCAGGCTTTGGACGTGATTGCGCAGAATAACGCCGATGAAAACAGGCGCACCGGCAGAAACGACGAGATTTATGACCTAAAATACGCTTACGAAATCGCGCATGCCGACGAGCTGAGGGAGAACGTGATTAAGCGGACTTCAAAGGCGACGGCAAGCGCCTATGCCCAGACGTTAGCCGCAAGGCGCGGACGCATTAAGGAAAACGCCGCCGGAAACGGGACGCCGGGCGCAAAGCACGTTGACATTTTGCACATGAGCGACGATGACTTTGACAGACTTGTGCGCGACGTTAAGAGCGGCAAGAGATCTATTCCCGGTTAATCCGGAAAGGAAAAACGATGAAGAATTACAGAAAAATTATTGTTAATCTTTTTGAACAGACAGTTGACCCCGGCGGCGTTAACAGAAGCAACGGTTATGTTGTTAACGCCTACGGCAACACGCCCGAGACCTCGGGAAATGACTTTACCCCGGAAAAGGCGATTTATTACTACCGCGTATTCCTTAAAGAGTACGAGGGAAAGCAGGTTCACGGTCAGTTTGGCGAGAAGCTGACTTACCCCAAGCACAGCGGTAACATTATTAACATCAGAGGTATGAGTCCTTACCCGACCGCTACAACTCCCCTTCAGGAGGGCGTTACCCCCAAGGGCAACCTGATGAACTTCTACTACATTGAAGCTCCGGTTGAGCAGTACGGCGCGTACACGATGATTACCGACTTCGCGAGATTCGCAAGCCGCGACGACGTTATTACAAAGGACGCGGAGGCACTTGCGAGTCAGGCAGGCAGAACCATTGAGGAGCTTGACAGAGAAATGCTTAACGCCGGTCAGAGCGTTATTTACGCCCCGGCGGTTGCAAGCGACGGTACAGTTACCGAGGTAACAACAAGAGGCGCGATTACAAAGCTTTCGAAGTTTTCGGTTGACGTGGTTTTCCGCGCGGCGAATTATCTTAAAATGCAGAACGCCGAGACGATTGACGGAAACTACGTCGCGATTATTCACCCGAACGTTGAGTATGACGTTATGAGAAATCCGGAGTTTATTTCGATTGTGAAGTACAAGGACCCTGAGAGGATTTTTAAGGGCGAAATCGGCACAATCGGTAACATCAGATTTGTAAGCTCGACATACGCGAAGGTGTTCAGCGGCGCAGGCGCGCAGAACATTGACGTTTATTCGACACTTGTACTCGGCAAGGACGCTTATAAGATTCTTGAAATCGAGGGCGAGGGACTTCATACGATTATTAAGCCTGCCGGTTCCGGCGGCACAAGCGATCCGCTTGACCAGAGAAGCACACAGGGCTGGAAAACAACACACGGTGTTGTTATTACCGGCGAAACAAGCATGGTACGTGTGGAAAGCGCGGCTACGCTGAACACTCAGACCTTGAGCAACGAAAGCCTGCTTGCGGCGGCTATGGCGGCAAGAGGGGCGTAAGGAGGACATGATTAATGCCTAAGAAAGCAGAAACAAAGCCCGAAACAGTTGAAACAGCCGGAGAAACCGCCGCGGAAGCGGAGGTAAAGACGGCTGAGACCGTTACGGTGAGCAAGGAAGAATTTGACGCTATGAAGGAACAGCTTGCCATGCTGACCAAGTTCATGACAAGTGAAAACCGGCATAAGAGCGCGGCGGACAAGAAGCTGGAGGAAGAGCAGAAGCTTCTTGACGTTGTAAACAAGGCTAATGAAGCCGCGCTTGAAAAAGTTAAGGTGCACGTTGAAAAGGGCAACCTTAAGGGCAACAAGAATGCCGAGGTTGCCATTAACGGTACACAGTTTATTATCCCAAAGGGTAAGGACGAGATGGTGCCGAGATGTGTTGCCGAGGTTCTTGAAAACGCCGAAAAGCAGAAGAACGCAGCCTATGCCATGCAGGAAGAGAAGAGCGAGGAGTATGAGCAGGCTCAGACTCAGGGCGCGTTTAAGGGCATGGGCGTGGCGGCTGAATAAGACAACCCCATTATTATTAATCTCCTTATGACAAGACGGACGGTGGCGGATGCTGCCGTCTGTTTTGCGTTTTTGGGAGTGAAGGAGCAGGAAATGACAATTGAGAATGTTATTGAGGCTGTACAGCTTAGAAAAACAGGAAGCTACAGCGACGAAAAAATGATTATTGAGGGCATTAACAGGGTTGAAAGCTACATTTTAAAGGACGTTGTAAGCGGCAGGGCAGGAGAGGCGGAAGCGTTTGAAAACTTCGGAAACTACAGCGAGGAGACCGCAAGGGATAAGGAGCTTTTTGCGCCGCCGCCGTTTAACACTGTGTATGTTGACTACTGCTGCGCTCAGATTGAAAGAAACGACGAGGACATTGAGCGTTACACAAACAGCATTATAGCTTACAACAATCAGATGACACAGCTTAAAAGATGGTGGTGGAACAACCACCGGCAAAATAAGCTTAACAGATTTTTTGAAAACAGGCTTGAGGGATGGTGGAATTAAAGATGCTGCCGGAGTTGAACAGAATCAGAAAAAGCACTACACAAATTGACGTGTTCAGAGGGCTGAACCGCACGGCAAACACAGGTTTTTCGCGTGTGGGCGCGAATTCGGACGCTATTTTCACCGAGTTTAAGGCGATGAAAAACCTTTGCTGTGACGAATATCCCAAGCTTAAAACAAGACGTGAGAGGTCGAGGGTATACGGCGAGGACGTGCCGGAGATTATGAGCAACCTTCTTGTTGTGAACGGTGAATTCGCGTACATTACCGGGGACAGCGCACTGAGCCTTGGCGGAACGGAGTACACAAGCGGCAAGCTTTTGGAGGGTGAGCACACGCTGACGCAGTACGGAAACAGGCTGATTATTATGCCCGAAAAGCTGTATTTTGACATAGGTACAAAGAGCTTTGAAAACATTGAAGTTTCATTTTCGCTGAACGGAAATGATTTCGGCGAGTTTAACACGAGCGTTGAGGAAAGCGACGTTGAGTATATAACAAGCTGTTCAATTGAAAAGGTTGACCTTGACGAGTACGACAAACCGAGAAAAGCGGCGTTTAAAATTACGGCAGGAATTGACCTTTCGAACAGTGACAACCAGCTTCCGATAGATAACAATCAGCACTATAAATATCCGAAATTATTCGGGGAGATTAAAGAAGGCGAGACCGCCGAGGCTATGGGAGCGTCCCCGGGCGTGCTGTACAAGTGCTATTCGATTGAAGGAAAAACGAATTACAACAGCGACAACAAGCTGAGGAGCTTTATTCACGTTAACAACTATTATTTGAGAATTAAAGCCGGGAACCTTACGAAAGCGCAGCTTGACAGAATCGGCGCGCTGAAAAAGGGCGATTTTATTAAGCTTTCGAATTTAAGGCACAGTTTGAGTATGAACGGGCGTAATTTAGACCCGACGACACAAGCGAATTTGGCTGATTTGGCGTATGACGGATACCTTGAAGTGCTGAACGGTCAAACATTTAAGGTTTTTGATGTTCATACAGAGATTACAAAGACCGAAGGAACTACAAAAAAAGGCAACGCGTGGATTGTTATTAAAGCAAACATCGAGTGCAGTATTCCATACGGCGGTGAAATGACGGTTGAGAGGGTTATGCCTGAGCTTGACAATGACAAGCTTATTGAGGTGAACAACAGGCTGTGGGGCTGTTCATCGGAGCACAGCGAGATTTACAGCTCGAAGCTTGGCGACTGCACGAACTGGCAGGCTTACGGCGACGGTATTTCAACTGACAGCTTTGCGGCAACCGTGGGCTGTGAGGGAGACTTTACGGGCATTGCAAGGCAGAACGACAGCGTTATATTTTTTAAGGAAAACTGGATTATAAAGCTTTACGGAAACAAGCCGAGTAACTTTTCGACCGCTATGTTTAACGTTTTGGGGGTTGAAAAGGGCAGCGGCAAAAGCATTGTGTGGGTGAACGGCGTGCTTTATTACCTGAGCCCGGCAGGCGTGTGCAGATACAGCCCGGGCGGTCAGCCGCAGCTAATTTCAAAAGAAGCTTTCGGAGATGAAAAATACAAAAACGGCGTTGCCGGACGGCACAGAAACAAGTATGTAATTTCCGCGCAGAACAGCGGCGGCGAGTGGGAGATGTTTGTTTTTGATACGGTGACAGGGCTTTGGCACCAAGAGGACGGCACGCATATGCTTGACGCGGTGACTTACAACGACGTTATTTATTATATCGACAGCAAAACAAGGCTTTTGACCTGCGGCGAAAAGGCAAACAACCTTATTGAAGAAGATGAAAACTTTGAGCAGGAGGGACAGTTTGACTGGAACGCCGAAACAGGCAACCTTTATGACAGCGATTTTAACGCGAAGTACATAAGCAAGCTGAGAATTTACGCCGAGATTGAGGAAAACGGTTATTTTAATGTGCTTGCCAAGTTTAAGGACAAGGGCGCGTGGATTCCGCTTAAAGTGCTGAGAAGCGACAGGGCAAAGCCCAGGGCGGTTGATATTGCGGTAAGACGTTCGCACTTTTTAAGGCTGAGGCTTGAAGGTGTGGGACAGTGCAGAATAAGCGGAATTTTGATTGAATACGCAAGAGGAAGTGGAATAAGATAATGGGACTGTTTAAAATGGATCCTCCGCCGGAGACGGACGACGCGGCGGTATTGAGGGCGTACGTTAACGACCTTTACAACACGCTTTTGAACGTGCTTTCAAACATTGACGAAGAAAACTTAAACGATGATTTTATTAACAGATTGAACGGAGGCGGCTGAGGTGGCATATAAGTACAGCGTTTACGGGCCCGATCAGGTTGAGGGCGCACTTAAAAACTTTAACAACGTTATGAACAACGCGCCGTCATACGCGGACAGCGCGGCGGCAAAAGCGGCGAGGACTCAGAGCGAGGCGGCGGAAAAGGATTACAAAAGCACGGTAAGCGGCGGCTATGACAGCAGATACGGCGGTACTGTGAATGAGCTTGCTAATAAGTATATGAACAACAAATTCGGCTGGACTGCCGAGGGAAGCGAGGAGTACCAGGGGGCAAAGGACACGTACAAGCGCGAGGGCGAAAAACGGCTTGAAGATACGCAGGGAAGCTTTGCGCTTAACACCGGAGGTTACTCGAACAGCTACGCGCAGGCGGCAGGACAGAGGGTTTACAACCAAAAGCTTGAGGAGCTGACGGAGAAAATACCCGCTTTGAGAGAAACCGCGCTTAACAACTGGACGGCGGCGCAGGAACAGACGATGAACCAAATAGGACTTATGCAGGGGCTTGACGACGCGCAGTATCAGAGATACCGCGACAATGTGGCGGACAAGTACAGCTTTATGGAGTATTACAGAAATAAGTACAGCACCGAAAGAGGGCTTGACATGAGCGCGTTTTCAAACGAGCTTGCGTTGTGGCAGACAAGGGCAAACGCTTTGCAGGGCGAGCTTTCAAACGTAAGACAGCTTGCGGAAAGCCAGTATGAACACAACACGCTGAGCGCGGGCACAAAGGCTCAGCTTGACAGCAGCAGGGCGCAGACTGACGCGTATTACGACTATTTGAAAAGCAGGGTGGTATAAATGGCGGTAACTAACGAAGAAAAAAGGTTTATTGACCTTATGAACAGCGCGCCTGCGGCAAAGGTGAGCGCACAGAGCGTTGAGGCGGCTCAGGCTTTGGCTGAGGGCGAGAGAGCAGCGGAAAACGTTGACTACAGCACGACGGCGGACGGCAAGCTTGACGCGGCAATTAACAGCTTTTTGAATCAAAACGGATACCGTTACAACATTAACGACGACGAAGCTTACAAAGAATTCGCGAGGGAGCACAGCCAAAACGCTTTGAGGGGCAGACAGCTGAGCGAGCAGGGCGCGAACACGCTTGCAAATGGGTATACTCCGACATACGCGCCTGCGGTCGCAAGCGAGATCGGAACGGAGCAGGCGGCAAGGGTATTGGAATACGCGCCGCAGTTTCAGGCGTTGGCGGCAAGGGAAGCGGCGGCAAGACAGCAAAACAGCGGAAACCTTTTGAGCATTTACAGCGATATGGCAAACAGGGAGTACGCGCGCCGCCGTGACGAACAGGGCGACAAAATGAATTTTTTAAATTACCTTGCAGGAAAATACGCGGACGAACGCGCCGGCGACGCTTCGCTTGACGACGCAAGAGCGCAGATTTACAACACACGGCTCGGCGCGGCGGCAGGCGACCTTGACACGGCGAGGGAGCTTGACACAAGGCGTATGCAATACGACAGTTTGAGCGCGGACGAAAGGGCGAAGCTTGACGAGGATAATTATGAATTTAACCGCAAGCTCGATTATGAGAAAGCAAAGGACAGGTATGAGGACAGGGTTGCCGCCGAAAAGGCAGCGGCAAAAGCGAAGGAAGCAAGCGCAAAGGCATCGGCGAAGGCGCAGACAGCAAGCGCGAAGGCAGCGGCGAAGGCGCAGACAGACGCAGAAAAAGCCGCAAGAAACGCTAAGGTTAACGCATATAAGATTAAAGATTATTTGAGCGACAAGAAGAAGGCGGCTAAGATGACGGCGGCGGACAAGGTTGACCTTGATTATAACGGCGACGGCAAGGTGAACGACAAGGATTTGTGGCTGGCGCAGGTAAAAGGCGAGGAAGAGGACATTAAAGCCGGTAAGGGACTGACCGTGAGAAAACCCGGAAACTTAAACGAGATTGTGACAAACATACGCGAAAAGGCGAGGTCGAGCACCAAGAGCATTAAAGAGGTCGCAAGAGATTCAATTGAAAAATCAAGCAATCTTAAACCGTCGGAAATTGCGTATTTATTTGAATATTTTCATCTTTCGTAGGAGGCAGTATGAGCTTTTCACTTGACGATTACAAGAAGCTTAAAAAACAGGGGCTTGTAAGGTGGGACGAGGATTTTATAAGCTCCCATTCAAAGAACATAAGCGACTTCGCAAAAAAATCCGCTGACATTACGGCGGACAATTTTGACGATTTTAAAAGCCGCCTTAACGAGCTGAGAGACGACCACAGGTATGTGAGGACGTACATTGACAGCTTAAAGGGCAGCGAGGGGTATGAGAGCGCCAAAAAGAATTTTGACGAGCTTGACACTTCGTATGTTGACATAAAAAACTATTTTGACCGCTTTAAGGACGGCAGGGAATACGGCGTGTTTAAGGCTGCCGCCGACGCGGCGGCAAAGAGCGCGGCGCAGAGGATTGAGCAGGACACAAGGAGCGCGCAGGATTATTATAACGCTGAGATTGCGCCTTACGAGAAGAAAAAAGCTGAAGCTGAACAGAGAATGAAAGAGCTTGACGAGGTTTACCGTCAGAATAAATATTCTACCCCGGAAATGCAGGACGAATACGCAAAAC